TCGGCAGATCAGAGTCGTCGGTCAGGTGGTGGTAGACGGCGTGGCCTGGCATCTCGCGCTCGAGGTCCTCATCGGAGATGTCGAACCGCATCTGGCAGCGCCAGCCCGCCCGCTTCTTCGGGTCGTCCCACTTCCCCTGGTGCTCGCCGAGGGGGTCGTAGCCCGGGAGTTTGGTGATGTCGGGGACGCCCAGGCGCTTCTCCCAGAACCGGCGCATCGCGGCGATCCGCTCCTCCTTGCTCGCACCCCTGGCGTCCAGCTCCCGCTGCATCTTCTGGTACTCGGCGCTCGTGTCTACCTTCAGAACGTAGGCCTGCTTGTGGAGGTAGAGCAGCTCCGCATCCTGGGGCGTGGCGATGGTCGCATTGATCCCCATCCTCTCCAGCCGCTCCATCACCTGCTCGAAGCGCTTGGGGTCCGGCTCGCCCGCGAACCGAAGCTCAAACTCCCCCTGCTGGGCGTAGTAGTTGGCGTCCACCCAGGGCCGGTAGCTCGCCGTGATCCCGTCGCCGAGGTCGATCTCGTACTGCACTCCCTCCTTCATCGAGCGGCCGAAGACCTCGCCCGTTGACGCCCGCTCCTCCACGACGCGGATCTGCCCGTCCTTCAGCTCGCGCAGCGGCACAGCGACCTTCGTCTTGCGGGCAGTGATCCCCTCGGGCGGCTTCTTCTGGTCAGGCTCGTCCTTGAACTGCTTCCGATACTGGGCGAACTGGCCTGGGAACTTCTTGTTGCCCCTGGCACACTCGAGGACCCGCTCGGCGTCGGCAAGGTACTGCTTCGCCATCGCCGCGACGTCGCGGTCGGACGACTTCGCCAGCCTCTGGAGCTCTGGGATGAGTTTTTCAATGCTGGCCAGCTTCTCCTGGTTGTAGGCCGTATCGCCCTGCGCGACGTGATGGTTGACAGTCTTCACCCCGCCGAGGATGGTCTCGTAGTAGTTGTCCTGGGGGAGCGTGTCCCCCACGCCGACGGCCAGCCTGTCGCCCGAGGTGAGAGCCAGGTTCTTGAGCAGCTTTGCCTCGGCCTCGGGGCGAATCTTCATCTTCACGACCGTCCTGGGCTTCCCGCCGACGGTCTCGACGAAGACCAGGGCGTTCTGGTCTTCCACGTCCTCGACGTCGAACGGGATGACCTTCCCCTGCCATCCAGCACGCTTGGCCTCCTCCAGGAGGGCAACCTCGGCCTTCCCCAATCTGGCGCCCTTGGGTGGGACGGCAGCGGGCGGCTCGAACTGGAAGTCCTTCTGCCCCAGGATGTCGCCGTAGAAGCGCTCGAAGTCCCTGCGGAGGTTCCGCTTCCGCTCCAAGGCCATCTCGTAGAAGGCCTCCCTCTCGGCCTTGGTGCTGAACCTCCGCTCGACGTAGGGCGCGAGAATGGCGCGGTAGTCGTCGTCGGAGATTCTCTCAACCTCCCGGATGGCCCGCAGTGCCGCAGCGGGGTCAAGCTTCACCCTCCCCTCCTTGACGGCGCGGAAGAGGGTGTTGTAGTACGGCTCGCTCTCGCCGAACTGGGCGTTGGGATGGTAATCAATCGAGAGCCTGTCGCTGCCCAGGAACTTGAAGAGCTGGCCCTTGTCGATCCCGTAGACGTGGCCGTCTCTGCCCCTGAGGAACTGCTTGGCGTGCCCGTCGTGGTTGGCGATGAGCCAGTCGAGGACGTGCTCGCGCTGGAGCTGCTCGATCTCCCGCGGCGAGAGGTCGCGCGGGTCGACCCCCGCGAAGTCCGGCTTGGACGCGAGATCGGTCCTCCACTTCTGGATTGAGCCGACCTTCCCGTCCAGTGTGATGACGCGCACCTCGATGGCTTGCGGGTCAATTAGCCGGCCGACCCTGTACGCGACCTCGTCGCCGTGAGCACGGAAGTCCTCGTGGACGGGCTTGAAGAGCCACTTCTCCCCCTTCTCGTCGGTGTAGAAGTACTTGGTGTGAGCGCCCTCGATGTCCGCCTTGCCCACCAGCTTGAAGTTCTTCGGCTGCCCCTTCTCCCGCCAGGCGGCATCAGCCGCATCGAACTCCGACCCCTTCTTCGCAAAGCCGTGCTCAGTGCTCGGTGCGAAGTGCGACGTTGGCGGAGGCTCCTGCGGCAACTTCGCACTCGGCACTTCGAACTTCGCACTCTTCTTGGCGTGCTTCTCCGCCCACTTCTCCCACTTCGCCTCGATGCTCTCCTTCGCCGCCTGGAACTTCGCTGGGTCCGTCTCGGTCAGGATGGTGACCAGCTCGCCCTTGCTCGCCCACTGGTAGTGGGTGATGTGGACCTTCTGGGCGAGCTTCTTGACCTCCGCGACCGACATCCCCTCGATCTTCTGCTTGAAGACCTGCTTCTTGACCTCAACCTCCTTGGCGAAGGTCTCAACCGATTCCTTCGGGAGGACCGACGAGGCGGCGATCTGGTCCTCGGCGGCCTTGACCGCACTCAGGAACTCCAGGTAGTTGGCGGGGTCGTCGGGGACCTGGACGGCGTTGGTCTTCGCCACGAGCTCCTTGGCGGCCTGGCTGATTTTCGCGGCGTGCTCGGCCTGGGCAAGCTCCGTCTTCGCCTTCTCGGCGGCCTGCTCACCCGCGTGCTTGTTCAGGGCATCAATGAGCTGCTGCTTGTTCTTGAGGACCCCAATGCCGTGCTTCTCTTTGGCCGCGGCGAGCGAAGGCCCGGAGAGGGCCGAGTGGTCAACTCCTGGCTCGATCTTGTCCAGGAGGTCAATGACGTCCTGCTTCGTCATGTTCAGGGAGATGCCCTTGCCCTTCGCCAGGTCCTGGAGCTGCTTGACAGTGAACTGCTCGTAGCCGCCCGCGGGCGGGACGATCCCTTCGACGGCTGCCTGCTGCGCCTCAGCCGCGTGCTTGGCCTTCAGGAGGTCTATCAGCTCCTGCTTCGACCGGAGGGCGCCGATCTTGAACTGGGCTATCTTCGCCTGAAGCTCCTTGCCGGAGAGGGTGGAGTGGTCCACGCCTGGCTCGATCCCGTCCAGGAGCTTGATGAAGTCGGCCTTCGTCCTGGCGATTGAGATGCCCTGCTTCTTCGCCGCCGTCTGAAGCTGCTTGACTGTCAGGGCGTCGAACTGGCCGGTCTTCAGGGCCTCGTTGACGGCAGCGATGTCGGCCTTGACCTCCTCGGCCTGTGCCGCCACATCGCCTGGGGACAGGATGCAGGTCGGCTTCTCGTCCGCGGCCCTCGTGGCCAACGCGCCGGCGCCGCAGATGGGGAGGTCCACGACCGCGACGTGCCCGCACCTGCACCGGGGATGCTTCGGCTGCGGCGGGAAGCGGTCAATGGGGAATGTCTTGCCATCCAGTGCCTCGCACTCCGGGCACATCCTCTCGTCGCCAGCGGTCAGCCACTCAAGCTTCCTGATGCCCACCGTGGCGTAGAACTTCCTCTGCCCCTGGCTGTGGGCACGCATCGTCTCAGTCCGGGCGATCAGCTCCATCCGTGTCTGGGCCTTGCCAAAGACCTTCTTGCCCGCGTGCCGGAAGGCCTCCTTGTCCGTGACGACGGTCCCCATCTCCTTCACGATGTCGCGGACGGACATTCCGGTAGCAATGCCCGTCTGGATGACGCGGTTGATCCCGTCGGCAAGCTCGCGGGAGACATCGCCCGCAAGCTGGATGTTGAACCGGGTCATGAAGTCCAGCGCGGAGGTGTCGACGATGGTGAAGACGTTGGTTGCCATCTTGTCGATCCCGCCGGCGTCGAGGTCGCGGTAGAACGGGAGCTGGGCCTCTACGAACTCCTCGATCCCGTGGGCGATGCCCCTCTTGAAGCTCTCAGACCCGGCACGCCCAAGGATGAGCCGGTGCTCGTCCCGCACCTGGGCAATCACCGCCCTTATCTCACCCTGGAGCCGACGCAGGCTCCGCTCGTTCGCAAGCTTCCCCTCCGGGAGGTCGCCGAGGGTCGTGTACTTCAGAAGCAGAGCCTTGATGTCCTTCTCGGCCCTCTGGAGGACCTCTGTGACCTTCGCCGCGGTCTTCTCCCCGTAGGCGTTGCGGCTCCTGTATGCCCGCTCTGCCCACTCCTGAATCCGCTCGGCCTGGGTCTTGGGCGCAGCCTGGGCGGCGAGGGGGGAATACTCCCCGAACGTGAGGCCAATTGCTGCCGGTGCGACCGCTACCGACATGGCACACACTCCTCGGCCGCCCCAGGCTGGCCCTTGGCATCTGCCGCTGGCGTGACTACGGTGGTCTCTCTGGCCTCGAAGTAGCGGCAGGCGTTGTTGTCGAACCGCGTCTCCGTCTCGCGGATGGTGCACCAGTTCCCCTCGGCGTCGAAGTACTCGCACTCGTCGCAGATGCCCTCGGGGATGTCGGCCTGGGCGCCAAGCCTCGCGGCGATGCTGTCGGGCGCAGGCCTGTTCTTCTCCTGCGGGATGCCCAGCACCTCCCTTGCATACTCGGGCGTGATGACCCCGGCCATCACCAGGTCCACGATCGGCTTCACAACCTTCTCGTCGGTGAGGTCGACCTCCTTCCGCTCGGCCTCGCTCTGGGACGCCTCGACCTCGGGGTCGAGCGCCATCCGCACCTGGAGGCTCTTCCGGGAGATCAGCCGGCGGTCGTAGAGGTCAACGAGCAGCCTGCGGTAGTCGGCGTCGTCGCTGAGGTCCAGGTCGTTGAAGAGGACCTCGATGGTCTTCTCCCCGTAGCCCTTCATCTCCTGCCAGTCGTCGAGCACCCAGCGGACGATCCGCCTTGCGGCCCCCTTGATCTCGCCGAGCATGATGATCATCTTCTGCATCGAGACGGAGGCGGTGGCGAAGTTCGGCCCATCGCCCGTGACGATGCTCCTGGCAAGCCCCAGGGCGACGATGATGTCCTCCTTGATCTCCTTGACCTTGTCCTCGGTCTTGAGGACCTCCCCCTCGGTGCCGTAGGTCTTCACGTCGCAGTAGAAGGGCACCACCAGGCCGGCCTTGAGGTCCATCCTGTTGAGCATGTCCCGGACGCGGTCGAGCATCCCCTGGTCGGGCATCACCAGCTTCGAGCCGAACTGCCCGCCGACCTGGACGAAGCGCAGCGGCGTCGTCCAACGCCTGGCGATGGCCGACTCGCTCTGCCGGTAGTCCCGCAGGAGCGCAATGGCGTGGAACGCGGGCAGGACCATGCTGTTCCCGCGGGGCGAGAAGCTCGGCGCGTCCCACTTGAGGTGAAGCAGTTGTTCCAGTGGCAGGCTGATCCCCTCGCCGATGGCACCCTCCTCCGGGAACTGCCTGGCCTCGACGAGCTCGCCCTGGACGTACTTGAGCCTGACCGACACGGGGTTGATGCACTGGACGGCGGCGATGTCGTCGCCCTTCTGGGTGTAGGTCTTGTAGCCGATGCAGTCGCCCTTCACGAGGAGCTGGAGGACCATGTCGCGGACGAAGGCCTCCAAGCCCACCCGCTCGGCGAATTCTATGACCTCAGCCTCGATGCCCTCGTCGTCGCAGTTGAACCCCAGCTCGTCGCCTATCGCAAAGGTCCGCCAGGCGTTGACGGCGTTCTTGACGATCGGCTCCTCGGTGTAGTATTGCCAGGCGAGCTTCGCTCGCTCCTCCCAGGTCTGGGGCACGGCCTCCTCGACGTTGAGCTTGCGGAAGGCATCGCCGTCGAGTGCCGCAGCCGCCGCCATCTGGTCGGGCGCCAGTGCCACGACCGAGAGCTTGCCGTCCCTGTCCTGGCCGATGACCTGCATCTTCGCCGTCCCTCGCTAGTCGCCCTGAGCCTCGTCGCCATTGCCATTGGCGGCCCTGGCCCTGTCCACCGCCGCCTCGGTGACCTGGTAGCCGATGACGTTCAGGACGAGCGTCGCGGCCCCGACGATGACCTGGACCGCCGCGTCCGTCCCCGCCGGGGTCACAACCCCAAGCGTCACGAGCACCGAGACCACCATCCC